CTGCTGTTGGGGACGACCCCGGATGATAGAATCTTATTGCTCCGGGTATCCAAGTATCCCCGTCTATGCGGATAGGATTCTTGTTTGCGGTGACCCCACCAGCCACTAGATTTCCAATATAGGAATTACCGGAAACAGTAATCCACGGATTGGTAGATAAGTCTCCGGCGTTCACCCAGCAATCACCTTCCTGTGATAACTGTGTTTCGTCAGCTATACTAGCCCCTACGGTTCCTTTAGGTATAAAGCCGCCAAGAGAGTATATGTCTCTCTCGGCTACGATTCTTCCTGCTGAATTAATACTATATTTCTTTCCCATGATTATTTTGTTTTAGATTTTTGTTTCTCAACTTCATCATGTCTCTTGCTGATCGCTAGAATAGCATCTGAGTAGTTTATCTTCTTCGCATCTTCGAATGAGCAGTTAAACAGTTCGGATGTGATCTGTACCATTCCTAGCACACTTTTAGCTTCAGTGATTGGATTCGATTCACCGGAACCACCTGCACCTGGTAACAGTACACGTTCCAGCTCGTCAGCCTGCCCAATCTGCTCCACAATGTACTTTGTCAGTTTCACCATATCAGCAACAGTTTCTGGTACATACCCCCCAGTCCATCCGCTAATACGTTCTAATACTGTTTCAGCTCTGCGTGCTTCAATCATCTGCCAGAGAGTCACATCCTCAACTGATGGACACGTATAAATTATCTGTCCATTACGTGTTACCCAGCGGGAAGGTATTAAGTATTCCGACATATAATGCAGAAGTGCGGCTTCATCTTGCGAAAGACTCTCCACAGCATCCGGCTTTAGATTCGCTATACGCCGTAATTGCATCAAGCGTTGATATCTACTTGTCAGACGAACAAACGTCTTCCATAACCAACGAAATGGGGTAAATAGGCGATATATCTGATATCGCACATATCCCCGAAAGGTTTTAATTTCGCTTTTCTTCATCTTTTCTTTGTTTCTTGCCGGGACGATACTTGGCGATCAGAAACTCAGTCGCGTATCGTATAGCGTCCATAGCGTGATTATTTTCGTCTACTGCCTCGTTCGTATCATAGAGTCCGGTCATCTTGTCAAATACATAAGAGTAATTATCTGCTTCGTCCTGTATACCTCGACTACCTTGTACAATGTGCATTTTAAACTGCTTCACTTGTGAAATACCTGCCATGATTGATCCTTTTCCCTTTATACATGGAAATATGCGGCATCCCAAACGAGAAATCTCAGCAATACTCTTCGCCTCTTGATTATCCGCAATAGTGGTAACTTTATGTAGCCCATTCTTGCGCAAGACATTCGCAATATCCCAATTCAACAGCCCTGTAGAGTATGCGATCTCTTGAACATAAAGATCATCTTTATCGAAGCCAACTTTTACAATCGCCGTAGGATCACCAGAGAAACCGAAGTCAAGACCAAGACACCATTTACAATTCGCAGGAAACTCCGGCACAATATCATATTCAGGATATACCAGTCCTTCGGTTCCTCCTGTTTCACCAAGTCCGAAGATTCGCCACCAGTTTTCATCAGCCTTATTTCTCTCAATCTCTTCGATCTGCTCCGGTGTCAAATATGGATTATCCTTGTAGGTGCTGACGATTTCCACCATGCCGGGACCCTTGAAATAGTCGTGTGCCCAAAACTTCTTAACCGGATTAAAGTCTACATACAGCATCAAACGAGTACGAACCGCCATTTGCCGGAATACTTCTTTCGGGACCCTCTGTGCTTCGTTTACAAACAGGATATCACGTGCAGGACCAAATACTTTCGCAGCATTCTCACAACCGAAAAACTCTATCTGTGATCCATTAGGAAAAGTGTAGGTCATTTCGGTTAAATTCATTGCCTTGCCATTCCAAAGACCTTCATCTTGCAACATACGTTTGAAATCGCGGAACATACCACGTTTCACTCCCGGCATTGTATCAGTAACACACGATATGAGCAAAGGAGCTTCTGACTTCTCGGCAATAAGAAAAAGCAACTGTAACATGCTCCACGTTTTAGAAGATCGAGTACCACCCCGTGAAGATACTCCACGAATCACCGGATTTACCGTGGCTTCTAATAGCCTGTCAAAAACATAGGTCGTTTTCATTGTCCAGAGCCTTCTGTTTCCCCCTCTCCTTTTATCTTCCGTTTCTGCGATAGTGTGGAGAGCTTCTTAATATTACTAACCGATTCTTCTTTCAATACTTCGACCTTCAATGTTACTCCTTCCGTCTTCACATCGGTTCCAGTTTGTTTATTACGCCAACGATCAGGAGATATATTTGTAAGCAAGAATATAGCAGCACCAACATTCGCCTCTACATTCTTCACTGTTACTATTTTCTTCTTTACTTTCTTCCCTTCATATTCGGTTTTAGTTTCCTCAAATTCATATCCGCAAGCAGCTTTTGACAGAGATTCAACTAACCTCTGCTCTAGCTTCTCCTTAAACTCATTTTTCCCTTTTTTTATAGCATCCGCAAAATCCGCATTTTCAAGCCAACGATAGTATGTTTGAGAGTCTATGCCGAAATGAGCGCAAAAGTCTTTCAACCTCGCACCGCCATGCTCCATTAGCCCATTTTCAGCCACCCATTTAGAGCACATTTCAGTCATTTCCTTTAAATTGTACGCCATGCTATAATCAGTTTTATATCAATAGCAAATTTACCCGATATCACTCTTACAGCCATGTCAAATTGTGTCAAGTACAGATTTACGGCGTTCTTCATCGTATATCGTATTACACAGCTTGTATTTTAACGAAATGTTCTCCATCCATTCATTAGGGTCTTGTGCAGTTCTTTCTTCTTCCACGTACTTCCAAACTCTCGTGGCACGCTCCCACCGGAACAAAGCCTTCTTTAAATTCTGGTAGTGATTAATCCTGTAGACCTGATTTGTATATGAGGCATAAAAATCCTTCTTCACCTTGTCCAAGCCGTCCGCTTTACTCTCCCAATCATTATGACTCCCTATCACAGGATCAATAAAAGCCAGTTCTTTGAGGGGGGCTTGCTCTTTTCTTCCATTCCTCAATCCTTTCACGAATTTCTTTAAACCTTCAAAATGCTTGGTGATATCTACTCCATTGACATATCCGTTCCCATACCTATCTTTAACGCACCTTACCCCAATCTGTAATAAATACGAATACACTACAAAGGCATGGACATTAAGAATTATCCCTATTTCACGTACATTTACCCACGTCTTTTCATTAAAATTTCTATCCATAACACGATTATTTTTAAAATAAATAGTATATTTGCTATACAATCGTGAATGATTGGGGAGAACAATGCTTTTACACCTTGCTAGTTCTCCCTATTTTTTTTGATCTCTTCTTATTTCTAAGATTTTCCCGGTCTATCTTTCTGCCCCACATCATCGAATTATACAGGGAAACAGCATATAAAAAAAGTTCCTCACTACTTGCAAGGAACTCTACTTTTGTAGCTTCTTTTATTGAATCAGCATACAAACTTTGATTTATGTGATCATCCATTTGGTTTATTCTTTTCTCTCAATTGTATTCTAAGATTCTGATTGAACAATCTAACTTTCTCTCTAACGAACAGAAATCGTTTTTTTAGCTTTATGGCATCCTCCTTTGAATTACATTTTCCTCCTTCAATAGTAAAGTATCTACCATCTCCCTGCTCTTCCATAACGTGGTATTTATCTTTCCTACGCCTAATACGAATATCTCCTACCATGATTTCCCCCTTTCTTCCATCTCCTTACGCATAGCTATAAGCCTTTCTCTATAAGTTAATCTATCAACATTTTCCTTCGTCTGCACTAATGGACCATCATACTCCCAAAAAGATAGTTTCCCTTTCACATTTCCGATAGGTTCATCATAAATAATAGGATTAGCCAGTATCCAGTTATAACCTTCCTTCACCGCCCAAATGGAAGAGTGATTTATTACGCAGTCTACTATCTCAACACTTCCGATGATAGCAGAATTTACATATCCCTCACCGCAAATAATATCTCTCTGAAATCCAAGTGATAAACTGTCCCATTGTTGCCTTGTGAATACACTATTAGGATTTATCATTTGCACGGGGATGGCGCTTGAATGTATCAGTACCCTTTGCCCAATATACTTTTTAGGACACGCCCAAGTACGGTTTTCAATGTCTTTGATGCCGTAGACTATCAAATAAGCCCACGGCTGTTTAATACTAATTGCTTTCATATTATATTTATTATTTTTACATTTGCAGATACTTAATCAAGTTCTATTAAAACTGATAACTTATGGAAATTATTGTTATAATAGTAATTGCAATTTTTGTAATTGCAATTACATTAGGATATAATCAAGCAGCCATCAAAGGAAAATATGGAGAAAGAAAGGTTTCCAAAATACTAATGTCACTTCCAAGTGAATATCATCTATTTAACGATATTTATATCTGTATAAATGAACGCTCTGTACAAATTGACCATGTTGTAGTATCACCATATGGTATCTTTGTTATTGAAACCAAGAACTACTCTGGTTGGATTTTCGGTTCAGACTATTCTGAATTTTGGACTAAAAATATGTATGGTAACAAATATCAGTTCCAGAACCCATTAAAACAAAACTACTCTCATGTGAAAGCGTTGGAAAGTCTTTTGAGCATTCCCGAAAATAAATTCATACCAATCATTGTATTCTTAAGAGGTGCAACTCTAAAATGTAATACCCGAGAAATCGTTATATACTCAAACCAATTAAAAGATGTTATTTATAGCTACACTACTCCCACCATAAATTCTGTAGATGTCCAGATATTAACGGAAAAACTATCTCACTCAAATTTAGTGACTAAAGATACTAAAAAAGAGCATAAGCAAAAGATACATCAGATTATTACAAACAAAAACACTATGATCCATAACGGCATTTGTCCCAGATGTGGCAACCAATTAGTCGAACGGAAAGGGAAGTACGGAAATTTCACCGGATGCAGTAATTACCCAAAATGCAAGTTTACAAAATAATTAATGTCTTTCTTGTTTTTAATCTCATTAATAGCATTATTTTATCCCATAATATTAGAAAAGTATTCCAATAATCTTGAAAGCTGAAATAGTACCAACTCATTTGCATATACCATATAAGCAAATACACAAAAAATAGTATAGTCCACAATGGAATAAATAACCAACGAAGTATTAGTCTTATTTTATTCATGATTAAACAGTTTTGAGGGTTATAGATTTTGAAATTCGTCTTTCAACTTTTCCAGATTTCCTTTTATAGAATCCTTAATTAGATTAATGAGGAAATCACTCAATACCATTGGAATTCTCTGCTGTTCCCGTCCTCCCTCAAATGGATCATCATGTTCTATAATTAGAATAGGATTAGTACTTTCCAACGCAATAGGCAAGTTGGGGTCTTCATCTCTTGCATAGTAGTTGGTATCAAACTCGAAGCAATTTAACGCTTGCTCATGTTCCTCAATGAGTTTATTCAGCCGATTGGCTTCCTTTAATTTCTCTTTATTCATATCTGTATTGATTTTGAATTAAATTATAATGTTATTCGTATTCCACGATAATGATATATCTCCATTTACAAGGCATTTAAAAGTATTTATCTTACGATTAACAATATCATTTTCACAGACTTGTTCAGCTACTTTGCTTTCCAAGTTCCAATTAATAATAATAGGACATTTAGTAGGTATTAAGAGATAACGGACGAAACCTAAAGTATCTTTATTCTCTATGATGGTATATTTATCCTCGTATTTTTTTATCAGTTTAGTGAATAGCGAAATATATTCTTCATCAGACAAAACTAAATCAGTACCTTTATTTACCGGATTAACTGAAAAACTATCTTTTGGAATAATATTACTAACACGAACTTCATCTACAAAACGAATAGAGTAAAGATGACTATTCAACAAATTCAAAGTATCGCAATTCCCTTTCCAAATATTCATATTTACTCTAACTTTGAT